CCGACAGAGTTGGGCCGTTGCCGCTGTTGGCCTCCAGCAGGGTCACGAGGATCCGCGCCTCTGTCTCGGCCGCGCCCTGACCCATGCGGCGGGCGAGGTCCGAAAATGCCCCGAGGTCATCGTTCACCAGCACCTGCCGGGTGATGCCGATCTTCTTCGCCCACGTCTCTATTTTGTAGGCCTCGCGCGCCTCGGCTATGGTCCCGGCCTTGATCTCGCCGTGCTCGTTGAGTTTTTCCAGTAGAGGGGCTTCGCCCAGCATGATCTTGTTCACCGCCCGAAAATCCCGCGCAGTGGTCTGGCGGCCGAGGCGGCAGATGCCAGAAGGGGCTGCCTGGTAGGCATCGCGCAGAACGCGGCCCACGGTGTCCCCGAGGATGATGGGAAAATCTGAAGTGGTGTGCAGTGCGCGGGTGACGAGGCTGGCAGGAGACAGCGCCATGGTGGACTCGCCCCGCAGCGTCAACAGTTCCTTGGCCATGTCCACCGGCGTGGCATAAGCGTAGCGCCTGGCCGGGTCGGACAGTTGGTGCCGGGGGTTGATCCGCGCATAGAGCGCCTCGCCCATCTGGCGTGCGCGCAGGGCCGGGTCGTCCTGGCTCTCGCCGATCTCGACGCGGACCTGTTCGGTGCGGATCGTGGGCGCGCTACGGGTGGCCAGCGCCTCGAAGGCGGCACGGCGGGCGGTGTCGGCATCGGCTGCAGCGTCGATCTGACCGTCGATCCAAGTTTGGTCCAGCCCTGCGATGCGGGCGATGGAGCGGATTTCGGTGTTGATCGTGGCGCGGGTATTTGCACAGTTGTCGTTTGCAACGGTGCTCCGGATATCATCGGGCATATTGTTCTCCATTCTAATATGGGCACCCGGGTCTGCGGACGTCGGCACCAGGGAAATTTCGTGGGGGGTCCAGCGCACGGCGGTCAGGACGCGCGCGCCGTTCTCGGTGGTCTCGGACCAGTCCTCGACCGAATAGCCGACGGAGACATGGCGCAGGATACCAGACAGCACGTCCTGCCAGAGTGGCTCCACCTCGGGCCGAGCTGAGAACCGGATCACCGCTGTGCCGCGCTGGCCATCGACGGCGGCGGATTGCACGCTGCCCAGCACATCGCGGACAGCCGATTGCCGGTGGGCATCGAGCACGCTGGCCCCCTGCAGGCGGGACAGGTCAACCGCTTCCGGCGCAAGACTGAGGCGTTCAACATAGGGGCCAGCTATGTCTCGGCGGCGCACAGGTGCACCGGTGGACCAGATCACCTCGACGGTGCGGGCATCACGGTTGGCGCTGGCAGGGGCTAGGTCGGCACGGCGGGTTCGCAGGCTGACGGTGTCATTCATCGGGGATGGCCTCCTTGGCAGCGGGCGGTGCACCGAAGCTCAGGCCCAGCGCATCGGTGCGTGCCTTGTCAGCGGCGATCTCGGCATCGACCTGTTCGGCGTCGTAGCCCCGTTCGGAAATCGCCTGGCGACGGCTTTTGAGACCGGCGTTGATGGCGAGGATCTCGGCCTCGACGTCCTTCTTTGGATCGACATAGTCGAACTTGGGCGGCAACCATTCGCAGCCGAGATAGGCGGCGGGATCGCGGTCGAAATCGCGGGCAGGCAGATCACCCGACAGCACCGCCAGCCGCACGAAGCGGTCCCAGACCGGGCGACAGAACAGGTGCACGACGACATTGTGCTGCAACTGCTCGACGCGGATCGAGGAATAGGTCACTCCTTCAAGGTCGCCGGAGACCAGTTCATAGGGCAGGCCCATGCCAGCGGCGACAGCGCGGAGGTGGTTCTTGACGAAGGGACCATAGGCATCGCTCTCGGTAGGGTTGGAAAACCTGATATCGGTGCCAGGCGGCAGGGGGATCAGGCTACCGGGTTCCATACCCACGGTCAGCGCGCCGTTGGTGTTGGTGCCGGTCAGGCCGCCCGCCGTGCCGTCGGGATCGGTGATGAAGCCGGTGAACAAAGCCGCCACCTTGGCCTTCACCAGCGCGGCATCCTCGAATTGGTCCAGTTCATGCAGCCGTAGCAGCACTGGCGCGAGCCAGGTGATCCCGCGTAACTGGCCAGCCGCCAGAGGCTTGAACAGATGCAGGCAATCGGTGGCGGGGATGCGCAGAGGTTCCAGTCGCAGCGACGTCAGAGGATCTCCGGGCCGGTTCCGCATCACCCAATAGGCGGTGCGCTGCCCAGCGCCGTTGAATTCGATGCCAGCCCGGATGCGCGCGCCACCACCAATGTCACGATGCAGGTCCAGCGGCACTTGGTCCCGGTCCAACAGATCGATGTGCAAGGGGACAGCCGTGGCATCGGGCACGACACGCAGCCGGGCGAAGCTTTCACCGCCCTCGATCATCGCTCGCACGGCCATGGCCTGCAGCCCGTAGAAATCCGCAAGCCCACCTGGATCAGCATGATCTGTCCAGCGCAGCCAGAGCACCTGCAGCCGTTCACGCACCGCGCGATCAGGATGTGTGGATTGCGGCTTGATCCCCGCTCCGACCACATTGCCCACCAGGCTGTCGACTGCCGCCGCGACCCAAGGATTGTTGCGCGCATACCACCCGGCCCGACGCGCCGCCGTGGTTGCGCCCGCGAGGATCGCCGTGTTCAGGCCATCGACGGTGCGCGCGCCCTCCCAACGCCGACCACCACCCGCAGCATCAAAGCCGCGCGTGCGCGTGAGGCCGAAAAGGCGATGAATGAGCGTCCGCATGGCGCGAATTGTCTCATTTCCAGCGCCTCAGGGGTATCAGAGCCGTTGGGAATGGCCGGGAAAGCTCGGCAACCGCGCACCCTCCCAACACCGACCACCACCCGCTGCGCCAAAGGCACGGGTGCCGGGGCGGGCGAATAGACGGTGAAGCAGGCTGCGCATGCTGGGAGAACCGCATGCGAAGGGGGCGGCAAGCTATTGGGAATGTTAGTAAAGTTTGCTCAAGGCTTCGCAGCCTTAGCCCAGTATCCAGTGTCTATGGATTTCCACAAGTATCGCGCCAAGTACGATCGGTAGGGGCTTGCATATTCGAGGTTCCACTCTGCAAGAGGAACGCTCGTGTGGGCAACAGCTGCCTTTATCGCTCGATTTAGTGTCCCATCTGAAGTGGGGAAAACGTCAGGATTGCCAAAGTAAGACAGAGCTAAAATGTCAGCGCTCCATCGCGACAAGCCCCAGAACCTACTTACCTCAACAACGAGGGCTTCGTGATCAAGGCCCAACCAACGTTCAAACCTTGTGGGATCTTCCTCGAAGTGTCTTCCAAAACTTACGATTGCAAACGCCTTTCGCTTGCTAATGCCACAGGCCGCCAATTCTATTTCTGAAAGTCGCCAAGGCACGCCAGAAATTGTCAACGGCAGAGTAAAAGTGAGCCATAGGGCGGCGCAAAATGTTGCCACTTTGGAAGCGGTGTAATGTCTGGATATGCGTGCGCCAGCATCCGGGCAGCCGCGCTTATCACAGAGCTGGCGGTTGCCCGGATGCTTTGGCCCCGCAAGGGCCAAATTCCCATGATGTAGATTTCGAGCTACGCCTTGTCTTGGCGGGCCTTGCTCTGGCCGAGGCGATAGCTGTCGCCGTTCATCTCAAGGATGTTCACGTGGTGGGTCAGCCGATCAAGAAGTGCGCCGGTCAGGCGCTCTGACCCGAAGGTTTCGGTCCATTCGTCGAAAGGCAGATTGCTGGTGATCAAGGTCGCGCCGCGTTCATAGCGTTGCGAGATCAGCTCGAATAGCAGCTCAGCTCCCGTTTTGCTGAGCGGCACAAAGCCCAGTTCGTCGATGATCAGCAGCTTGTGGCTGACCATTTGCTTTTGAAGCCGCAGGAGCCGGCGCTCATCCCGCGCCTCCATCAATTCATGGACGAGAGCGGCGGCGGTGACAAAACCGACGGACAGGCCCTTTTGGCAGGCGGACAGACCCAGGCCGAGGGCGATGTGGGTCTTGCCGGTTCCACTTGGGCCGAGGGCTATGACATTCTCGCGCCGTTCAATCCACTCGCAGCGCGCCAGCTCCAGAATCTGCATTTTGTTCAACGCCGGGATGGCTTTGAAGTCAAAGCTGTCCAAGCTCTTGACCGCCGGGAACTTGGCGGCCTTGATCCGGCGCTCGATCATGCGCCGTTCGCGGTCGATCATCTCCAATTCGATCAGACGGGCAAGGAACTGGACATGATCCAGTCCCTCTGCTGCCGCTTGGCGCGCCAACTTGCCATATTCCCGCAGAACGGTTGGCAGCCGCAGGGATTTGAGGCGATGGTCCAGCAGAATTTGAGGGGCTTCGGTCATCCTGGTTGCCCCTGCATCAGGGACATATAGCTGGCCGCAGATGTCGTGCCGACATTGGCGCGTGGTAGATAGGGATAGACGTCCAGATCCAGCTTCGGTGGTCGCTGCTCGACCTGACAAAGCACGAGGTGCTTTACCGCATCAAATCCGATTGCGCCCATGCGTAGGGCGTTTTTGACGGCGACATGCAGGTCCCCCATCTCGAAGGTCTCCAGCAGCCGCAAGACCTGCACATACTCACGCCGCCCAGCCTTGATCATCCGGGCTTCCATCAAACGGCGCAGGGTTGCAAATTCGTCCGGCAAATCCCATTCCGCCAAGGGCGCAGCCTGATCCAATGCGCCCGTCTTCTGCTCCAGCAGGGGCAAGTAGTGGATCGGGTTGAAGACCATGTCTTCGCGATCCCAGCATCTGGCGTGGCGGGCAATGATATCGCCGCCACAGCCAATCACGACCTGGTCGACATAGCCGCGCACCCAGACATCGCGGTGGCCATAAGCAACTGGCACCGAATAATCATTGGTCTTGTAGCGCACCAAGGATTGCGAGTTCACCTGGCCGGCGGCCTGATCACAGGCATCAAACGGTGCCGCTGGCAGGTCCATCATCGCCTCGAGATCACGCACCAAGCGCTGCTCGATACTCTCGCTGTGTCCGCGCAAAACTTCCGCCTGACGTTTGCGGCATTGCTCTGCCAGCCAAACATTCAGGGCCTCCCATGTCGCAAAGCGGGGAATGGGCACCATGAAGTTGCGCCGCGCAAAACCGACCAAGCCCTCAACAGCCCCCTTGTCGTTGCCCTTGCCCGGACGGCCGTATCGGTCGTGAATGAAGTAGTGCGACAAGAACCCACTGAATAGTTTGGTCCGCTTGCGCGTGCCATCCGGCAGGATCTTCGCGACCAGACACCGGTCGTTATCATAGAGCACCGACTGCGGCACCCGGCCGAAGAACGCAAAAGCATGAACATGGCCATCAATCCAAGCCTCGGAAACGGCTGCTGGGTAGGCGCGAACAAAACAGGCATCGCTGTGGGGCAGATCCAGCGCGAAGAAGTGCGCCTTTTGCTCAACGCCACCAATTACCACCATGGCCTCGCCGAAATCCGCTTGGGCGTGACCGGGGGCATGAGCCAGCGGCACAAACATCTCGCGGCTGCGCCGACCATGTTCACGGACATAATTCTTGACCGTCGTATAGCCGCCCTTGAACCCATGCTCATCCCGCAACCGTTCAAAAACCCGCTTGGCGGTGTGCCGTTGCTTGCGGTTCCGACTGAGATCCTCCGCCAGCCACTGATCGATGAAGCCAGTGAAAGCATCCAGCTTCGGCCGCTTGATATTTGCCGTTCGCCGGTAACCGGGCGGTATGGAAAACTCCATGATCTTCTTCACGCTCGCGCGCGACACCCCAAAATGAACTGCTGCCGCTCGTTCGCTCATGCCGTCTCGACGCGCGAGACGGACCTTTCGATAAAGTTCCACGATTAAAATGCCCCCACCCTCCCTGTCACCAGAAAGGGCCAAAGTGGCAAAGTTTTACTCTGCCCGCAGCAAGACTATCCCGCCACTTCCGTGGCAAACTTTTGCACTGCCGTTCTCAC